ACTTTTTCCTTTAACAAATGAAGTGGATGGTAATTGAGAATTAGATAATCCCTGATTTAAAGTTAATGTTGTATATGTTTGAATATCATACAGATATAAGTCCCAATTTGTCGACGATGATGAGTAAGCAGCATCAGTCAGTCTAAAATTATAAACTCTGGCGTCTCCAATTTTTGTTATAGAACTTGGATTTCCTGATGCGCTTCTTCTGATCCCATGCAATTCTAATGATTCATTTTGTTTTGGAGATCCTGTTATATTATTAATTCTCAGTAAATTTCCCATCTCAAATGGGATGCTTACATTTCCGACATTTTGAGTTTCTCTAGGTTTTGAAACATCTAAAATAGTAGTAGAAATTTTTTCAATATCATATCCCCTAACATATGCTTTGCCAGGTGACAATTTAATACACATTAAATCGTCAGATGGGGCATTACCACTATCGGTTTTTTGATCTTCAAAATATAAACCATTATTTCCAAGTCTATCGTTTAAAGAATCATGTAAAGAAATTTTAAAAGGAGTTACTGAGTAATTTCCGGATTCATCAAAAGTTCTTTGTGCCAAATAATCTTTGATTAAAGAATATTCAGTGTTTATATTTAATTTTTTGACCTGACCAGCATCTATTCTGAGAAGTTCAATAAAGTCTACATCAGTATCAACACTATCAATTGTTTTTTTAGTTAAAGATAATCCTATTTTAAATCTATCTGCACCTGGAGCGGCATAGTTAGTGAATCCCTTTGCATTATCATAAAGTGATTCATCTTCTTTTGCTGTTATAATCTCTTCAGATACTTTAAGACCTATTCGATAAGATGGGGTATTTGTGTAATAGTCTAAGATAATAGTTTGCTTAGAAACATTTACAAATGTTCCCCTTACAAAATAAATTCCAGTATCAATAGAAACTGCAGATCCAACAGAGGTTGCTTCAGTAGAAATTAGAGATGCAAAAGGATTTCCAGATACAATAGTTGTATTTCCATACACTACATTTTCATTTGACGACAAAGACTCACCATCTTGAAAGGGAGTAATTGTAAAATTTTCTCCAGAATCAATATACTTTACATATAAAGTGATATATTCTATATTATTAATAGAATCTGGAATCTCAATTTTCTGAACAACTCCAGTTACACCGGAAATTTGTCCTGTAATTTTTTTACCTAAAAATTGATTAATATATAATGAAATATTTACACCAAAATTAGTTGCATTTAACTTAACTGCATTAAATTGTGGATCATAAGTTAAATTTCCGGGAATTACAACAGATCCTTCTTTAAATATATGACTACCAAATGATTCAATTTGATTTTGTAAAATTGATTGTATATTATTTAATTCTCTTGCTTGTACAGGTTTTCCTGGATTAAAAAGAACTTTATAAAAATTCTTTTCGGCGTCAAAGTCATCAAAATAAGGACTTACATTTAAATTTGTTTTTTGTGCCATTGGTTAGAATTCCAGGATAATTTTAATGTCTTCTTTTTGTCTAACATTACGAGGTACAAGAGGTCTATTATCAATGTAAATTACATCCCCTGTTTTTTTATTTATTTCAGGATTTGCAAGACCATTTGTAAAAGTAACTCCAAGATTTATAATTGAGTTATTTACTGTAGTAGTAATACCGGAAAAGGAGGAAATTTGTCCAGAAAATCCACTTGATTCTCCCACTACATTACTACCAGAAAAACTGAAATCAACGTTAGCATTTGCTTCAGTTGAAATTCCAACATAATCAGTTTGATCATGTGTTGGACCATAGTATAAAGATCTATCTCTAAAATATTTTAAAACTTTTGTATCTGAGTCATATGATGCAACATATCCAACAGCAATACCAGTAGATACCGTCTGATTAATTTTTTCCCCAATTTCTGGTAAAAATGAGTTCACCGAATCAAATTTGAGTGCATATAGACCAGAAAACTCTCCCCCACTAAAAGTTTCTGTAGATATAAAAGTTGTCGGATTTTTTAAGATTCCAATCTGACAAAATTTTGTATTAACTGGGAAATCTCTAGTAGAATCATCGAATCTTGCATAGATCATCACCCTATCTGCACCAAGTTCTTTATATAAATCAAACCCATGACCTCTAGAAGGCGGTATAATAGGGATGAGTTTTGCTGGGTTGCTAATTGTACTACCAGGTTGTAAAGGTCCCAAATCGACGATTCCGTAGGTGTATCCGGAACCTCCTGAAGTAACAGTTGTATTTATTATTTCTCCATTGGCATTTGTTTGTACAAATACTCTCCCCCCAGTACCATTTCCTAAAATATCAACTTCGCCTGATGTATAATTGGATCCTTCAGAATCAATATAAACTGTTTTAATTTGATTATTATTTACTGAAGAATCTCCATTTTCCCTAACTGCTACAATTTGGGAATCTGTAGATGTATTCCAATTATTTGGTAAAGTTATATATTCAGTAGAATCAAATTTTATAATGTCTGCAGGAGAAACAGTAAACAAATATTTCCAAATATATCCATCTTCTCCAGTTCCAGCAACTGTTGGTTCTAAATCTGTAAAAGTTGGTTCATACTGCGATTGATTTCCAGTGGTATTGATACCACTGGATCCATTTTCTATACAAATATAAACATTGTAATTGCTGTTTAAAACATAATATTCACAATCATAAAGTCTTGCTCTTCTTGAAACTGGAGAAAGATTTTCTATACTATAGTCATGCCTATACATATCATATTTTTTTCCTCTAACCCAATCAACTCTTTTAATAACTCTTCGCATATTTGAAGATGTTACTTTTTTCCCAAAAAGAAGAGTATCTTCATATTGAGTTAAATAATCAAGATTATCGGTTGGGTTTGGAACTACTCCATTTGTTATTCCGGGCCCGTCCCAATTTGTATTTCTCCCAAATCCATTATATAAATTTGGATTACTAAGACCAACCCAAACATAATAAGAATTAGAAGAATCATCTACAGATTCTACAAAATTAGAAGCATTTAAAATTCTAAATTGATCTGTTACAAGTGCAGACATTTATATAATTCTTTTTTTTATATTTATATTGAGTTAAAGATTCTTTTTCAAAGATCCGTTGTTTCTCAATCCATAACCTCTTCTTTGAATTATTGGATAAGTTGATAGTCCAGCATTATATGAAACAGAAGTAATTCCTACACTTGATACATATCCACTTACTCCTATTGAAATTGGATTAATAGATCTAGTAAATCCTGATAATCTACCCCATGATAATTTTCCAACAGGGTAATTAAGAGTACCTGTAGTAGCAATTCCAACAATAGAAGTATATGATGCAACATTACATGTTATAATTCCTAATGTGGAGTTAATTGCATGAATTTGATAAACATTATTTAAGTAAGATGTACTAATAGAAACAATATCACTATTATTAGAATTAATTGAGGTAACTCCATTACCGACAAAAGTTTCTGAAATATAAATCGGATATCCAACTTGTAAGTCTGGGAAAGAGAACGGATTTCTGTCTAAAGTAAATTTAAGTGCTAGAGGAGATCCAATTCCACTAGTGGTTGCAATTCCAATAATTGAAACACTATAACCCTCAACATCAGTTATGTCTGAAATTATTTCATATTGATTTGTAGAATCATTTGAGAAAATAAAAGCATCAAATTTAATTGGTGATTCATTTTCATAGTTGAAAAGACTACTATCATCAACAAACACTACATTTGAAGAATTATTTAAATTTCCTATAATATTTGCAGTTGGGTAAACTTGAGATTCTAAAGAGTCTCTAGTTTTATAAACATTTTCTCCATTAATAACTAAATCTGTTTTTTGTTTTGTCCAATACAAGGGTTTGAAATTATTTTGATCTATTCCTTGATTAGTATATATATTTGTTTCAATTTTATCAGAAGAGTAAATATCATAAACTATCCTTTCATCTTGTGCAATAGTATTTTCGATATTAGAATTATTACTTAAAATTTGTACAGTATCTCCAATTTTGATAGTTTCTGTAGTATTAACTTGAATAGTATCCTGATCTCTTGTTCCTCTGTAGAAAAATATTGAAATATTATCTTCAGGTTTTGGTGCTGTGGAGAAAGTAAAAGATGTTCCTCCACTAAATTGATAAGAAATTCCAGGTTCTTGTAAAACTCCATTAATAAAGATAAGAAGTACAGAATCTAAATCTATTAATTGAGAATCTGGATCATTTTCATTTAGTTCAAAACTTAAGATTTCGGAATTATAGTAAAGAGGGAATCTTTTTCTTATTCCATCTTGATAATTTTTTACAGAATCTATATAATCCAACTCACCAAACTGCCAAGCTGCAAAAGAATCTGTAAATACATCAAGAACTGTCAATTCAAAGTCAGATATTGGTGAAGAAAGACCAGAAGCAGTTACTAAACCAACAGGTTTAAATACATCACCAATTTTAAAGGAGTATCCATTTCTAGAAATTTTAAATCTTTTAACTTCAAATAAAGTAGATCCAATTCCTGTTGTGGTAGAACTTGCACCAACTTCTATATTCAATAAAAGTCCAACTCCAGTATCTGTTGTATTTCCTACCCCAAGACGAGAAACACCGATTACTGGCAAGTTTTCATATGATGGTGATGATACATTAACGATTGGGTTAGTATATCCTGTCCCAGGATTAACAACATTAAATGATAATGACCCTCCAGATTGAACATTTGCTGTTATTACTGCATTAGTACCAATATGTCCATTTTCAGTAATTGAAATGGAAACTGGATGACGATAACCAGATCCAAGAATGTCCATTGTACCAAGACCGACAGATACAATTGTTCCACCAGTTCCAACCACCGCAGTAACTGAAGCTCCTACTAAAGGAGCAATACCTAAACCACCAGTTGATCCAAGAGATACAATTATTCCACCACGAGGAAGTTGATTTTGATTAATATCAAAATCAGAAATAAACAAATTTGAATTAGATGAAGTTATTCCAGTAAAAGTAATACTACTAATTCCTAGTGAAGCATTTTCAGTTATATAATAATTATTCGAAGAGTTGTTAAGAGTCGTTGGAGACTGGAAAATATTATTAATAAAAACAATTCCATTTCCACCAGAAACACCCATTCCAACTGTGTTTATCCCTTGAGAAGTTAAGATATAAGTTTGTCCTATTCCAGTAAATTGATCAGAAATATCATCATATATTTGATTAGATGTATAATCTTGACGTAAAAACACTCTCCCACTAAAAGATGCTCTTTCTCTTGGCAAATTAAATTCATTTGGACCAAGCAAATCTAAAGAATTGCCTCTAGGTGGTTCCGTAAAGAAAATTTTATTTCCGGAAATATTGTAGGACCCTCTATAAATTCTACCAACGCTAGTATCTGTATGCACGCCAGATACAGATCCTAAAAATCCCCTAGTCACTTCTACAAGAAAAATATTTCCGTCAAAAGTAATAGGACCTAAATTTGTAGTACCTAATCCAACATTGTTTATTTTCATATATTCATCATCAATTTTTAATATATCTGTTGGTATAATTGAACTTATTCCACTTAAGGCAAATATAGTAGATGCTGTTCCTATCTGCCCACCATTTCCAGACAGTGTATGCGTTATATAAGAATAAGAAATAGGACTTTGTACTAAATCATTAATCATGATGATAGATTTCTCATTCTTTTTGTACATTTCTAACCGATGAGCATTTCCTAACCCAAGAGAGATGAATGTCACCGCAATTCCTAGATTTGCATATTCTTTTCTTGTAGAAATTCTAAAAGAATCATTGCTATCTTTAATAGCATATACCACAGATGGTAGTATTGTTGTTACCACACCAACATAATTTGAAGTTGCACCAATTCCCATTGCAGATGTTCCAATTCCTATAAAGGTAGAATTTGGAGTATAGATTAATTGTTCTCCTGTACTAAAGAAGTGATTAGGAATTGTAAATACACCTGTTGCCGGATTTAAAATGTCAGTATTTGTTGGGTCAAATGTTTTCATGAAAATTGGATTGCCTTCATATTCCGCATCAAAATCATATTTGTTGATATTTGAAGAATTTGCTCCAAAATATCTTGCAATTTTAACCGACTGTTGTACTGGACTATAATTTAAATCTGGTGGAATATTAGTAGCATCTAATTCAGTATAAAAAGATTCACTAAATGAAAGTATTTCTAAATTGCCAGAAACTGAAGGATCTGCATAAAATTTAATTATAAAATTATTTCCAGAAATTTCTGCACCAAATGTTCCTATTCCGGAAGTACTTCCAATAGATAAAAATGGATATTGAATTGAATATGCATCATTGCCATCATTAATTGCCATTATTTGATGTAATGCACTTGTTTGTCCTAATCCAACTTTAACTACAGATTTTGCTGATGTAAATAAAAACTTATCTAAAACTAAAATACTTGTAGATCCAGATGAAATATTATTAAAGTTGGAGTTGAATACAACCGTTCTCTCATTACCTGCAGATTGTCCAGGAAGTTTAAATCTATAATTTCCTGCACCAATTGCAGTGGTTCCAAACCCTACATTTTTAGTTCTAACTGTAATTGTTTCTGAAGATGTATTGGTATAGTTTAATGATAAAATTCCACCACTTATCGATGCTCCAAATGATCCTATGAATCCATAACTTGTTTCAGATATTTCATCATCAAAATAATATTCAGTAATATAGGTATTAGTTCCATCATGACTTAAATAAATTTCAACATAATTCATATTAGAATTGTCACCATTTGAAATATGAATATTAGAATAAACTGAAGAATATTTTGAAGAATTTAAAGTAAAAACTGATGTTGTTACACCACTAGAAACAATTTTATTTGTAGATATTAAATCTATAAATCCAACATTTTGTGTTGTTCCAATTCCGGTTTTAGATGTAAATGTATCTTGTAGAATTTTAATATCAAAATCTGAATTATTAATGTCTTGCGGTTGAAATTTTAGATAAAAGTCAGAATTACTGTCTACATATCCTTCAATATCTGCCAATAGTGATTGGTCAGATAAGGAAGTTAATGATGCCTTTGAAAGAGTAAATATATCCTGATCATCATTAATTGTTACAATTTCACTAAATTGCGTTTCATTAGTGTAAATATTTTGTATTTGTACTAAAAATCTATTATAATTGTTACCAGAATTAATTTGAGAAATATTAGAAATACTAGATTTTTCATCATTTTCGCTAGAAAAAGTAGAACTTATATCATCTATTTTTAAAACTCTATTTGTTTTGCATAAAATATAATCGGCAAGACGTATATTCCTAAACTTAATAAATTTTGACTTACTATCCAAAATATCAACATCAATAACCAAATCTAAATTATTAATTCTATCGACTCTAGTATCACTCGCAAACATGTTTAAAAGTGATAAAGATGACTCAGTTGTACCTATTCCAGATTGAACATTGCGAACTATCTGCGTATCAGAGAAATTTTTCATTCCACTTATATGAAGCAAATTATTAACCGGTGTTACAATTTCTTCCCACGTTTTATTACTCTTGACCGAATATGATAAATTTTGATAGTAGTCGTTATCGGAAGTTACTTGGAAATTTTCATTAAGTTTTCCAGTTTCTGATTTCCAACCAAACTTTTGTAAGTTAAAATAGTTAACATTATAAACACCATCGATAAATTTGACCGAATCAATGGTTGCTTCATTTGAAGACTCCAATCCTTTTATTTTTTCCCCATTGGAAAGATTGTAATTTCCAGAGACTCTAATAAAATTTTCATCACAACCAACAATGGATAAATCTCTAACTATAAATCCATTTCCACTATCTGATGATAATTTTTCTCCAATTAAAAATGGCGAAAACTTTTGAATAACTTTAAATTGTGGATAGTGATTATAATTAATTATTGTGGCGTATGATTCTTGTATTGTTTTTGCTATTCCAGGATTTGTAGTTAAACCGGATAAATTAAATTCTAATTTTGCAGGATTTATATTCTGGAAATTAGTGATAGTGAAAAATTTATATCCATAATCCGAAGAATTAAAACCATCACCGGAAGAACCACTTTTTTGAATTCCTTCAACAAATATTTTATCTCCAATTGAAAATGGTGCGGATGTAAATCCTAGTATTGGAGTAGTTAAGAAACAAGTAACTATTCCTGAAGAAGATTGAATAGTGTCTATTGAAACACCATTGGAGTTATTAATTGCCCTAATTGTAACTGGATTAATTGGAAGACCCTTTGGTTCATTTTCGATGATAACGGATGTAATTGAAGAACCTGATAAATTTGCACGTAAAAGTCCAGAGTTAATTATTTCGCCACTATTAGAATCTATACAAATCAAATCTGGTACCGATGTATAATTTTTTCCTCCGTTTAAAATATTAATGTCATCAATTGTATTGGATGAAGATATATACGCAAATTTTGGTATTTCTGCAGTTGGTCTTAAAGTTTTATCGGATGAATATTCAAAACCTTCGTTTATAATTCTTGTTTGTCTTATTTTGCCAATTTCAGATGAAACTGGAACAATAAATGCTCCACTTCCAGTTTCAGTTTCTACTCCACTGAATATTGGTAAAGATCTATAAGAATACCCTCCAGATAAAAGTTTTACTTTAGAAATTCCACCAATGGATGATGTTGAAGTAGTTGAGTACTTAAGAATGTCGCAATCTTCCCTCTTATATCTCAAACTCTCTGGGATTTTTTTAAGAGATATTGTGAAAGTTGTACTTCCAACACTTACAATGTTATAATCTCCCGAGTATGAACTATTTTCAAAAACTATTTCAGAATAATTTGCAACCTCTTTATCAGCAGTACTAATATACCCTGCTTTTTCTAAATTATAATAAAGTTTTTCTGGAACGCCATCAGAATAATTTAAAGTAAGAGTAGATGTTGCGGATAATCCAATAGTTCCAAATCCAACAACAGAAAGAGAATCTGTAGTTGCTATTGAAACAAATTCTTTTTCAAATTTTTGATCATAATAAATCTTAAAGTTATATCCAAACAATGATGAATCTGAAAGATTAAATACTAGGTTGTTATTTTTAACAACTTTAATTTGCGGATTAACTTTACTAATTTTATGAGATCCAGATCCTATACTACCTATTGAAACAATGATAGGTGGGGAAATGAATGAATCATATGATGTTTCACATAGACTTATAGTATTTTCATCAACCTTGTAAACAAAATAATTTCCAGTTGTTAATCCTACAGGTAAAGTGCCAAGGGATTCGTATAATATTTTGTCTCCAGTATTTAAATTATTTGAATTTAGTAAAATTGAATTTGTTATTGTGTTAATTCCGGAAGAATTGAAAAATATTGGATTTATAACTATTTTTTGTGTATTACTGTCCAATTTAACATTGATAGACGTTGATGTTCCAATTCCGACAGATAAATCTGGAATAACTTCTAATGATATTTGATCTCCAACTCTTAATTGGTGTGAAGTAGATACTGAAACAACTGAAGATACTTTATTTACTTTTGCTTTAACTTGTGATAAATTAGATTCTATAGAATAATGATAGTCATCTGTACCAGATGATAGGAAAAATAGACCTCCAGTTGTAGTTAGTCCTACATTTGTCGATATCCCGATATAATCTTTTGATTTGTTAATAATATAAAATACTTGAGAATTTGCACTTAAAATGTTAAATGATGCTCCTCCAGAAGTATTGGAGACTGATATGGCACTAGCAGATGATGGTTTTCTTAAAATAACTTGCTGATTAGTTTTAAATGGGTGATTTGGTAAAAATATACTTTGTGTTGGGATAAAAGTTTTATATGTGGTAATACCAATATTATAATTTACAGATTTTCCTAATCCTGGGGTTGTACCTACTCCAACAGATTTGGTTGGGTTAAAATAAATTTTTGAGTTTACCTTAGAATCAAAATAATTTGTTTTTTTATTTACTGTAAATGAATCTGGAAGAAAATATACTGAAGTTGTTTGTGTATGAGCAACGCCAGTACTTGATCTGTCTACTTTTATAATACCAAAATTTTGATAAACATTTAAAACTGAAAATACTTCTGATTCTATTTGAATACTACTTCCAATTGAAATATTTTCTGGAATAGATGTTAGATAAATGTCGGTAACTATTCCTGTTGATGCAAAATTAGGAATATCTTTATCAAGAATTGATGTATATGTTGTAAAACCTATTGAGTAAGATCCATTTAAATTAGAAACTTGTGTGGATAATCCAGATATATTGATATTATCCTTATTTGTAAAAATATGATATGGAGAAATGTATACTTTTATTGTATCTCCATTTTGCCATTCTATGATAGAATCATTATATGAATCTATGGTAGTATCAATATCAACAATTTCTAATCCATTTATTTTTGATACTTCTGCACTAATACCCCCACCCCCACTCCTAGTATCATCAAAAATTAATGAATTGCCGACTGAATAACTATCTCCAGATTTAATAATATCAAGTCCAGATACACTTCCAATAGATACTGATTCTACTATTGTTTTCTGATTTACTATTTCATTTGATTCAATAATAAAATCATTGTCTGCATATTTATCATTTACTTTATATGGTAAAGTGTTTCTAAGTAACTTAGAACTATTGAAATCAAAATATTGATTTAAATCGATATTTTCTGCCAAATAAGGAGATCTGTATTCATTTCCAATAAAATATGGGAATTTTGCTACAATTTCTCCATCAAGATTTGTTTCTGTTGTTGCAAAGTATGCATAAACACCCTCTGGAAAATCTTTAGTTTTTCCAAATCTTCCGTTATATTGATCTAAATCACCATTTCCAGTATAACGATAATCTTCAATAAAATATCCATACGGAAAATCTGTTGTAGATGGTCTATTCTCAATGGTAGTTAAAGAATATCCAGGTTCTAATTTTTTTATTAATGAGTTTTCATTGTTAGGATCAGAATATCCAAATGATCCATATATTGGGTTTCCATCATATGCCCATCCAATTATATCAGAATGCTGCCCTAATGTATCTTTATTGTCTCCTATGTTTGTTTTTACATTTTGAGAATATCCAATGATTGCATATTCCAAATTATTGTTAGTTTCTATTAATACTTCACTAGATGGATTTCTATAAAATTGATTTTGAATTCCATACTTATATGAATTATTAACTGATAATTCTCTTATATTTACTTGAATTACCTCATCTTTTCCTGAAGGAATTGCTCTAACAAACGTATTTTCAGAAGTATATCCATATCCAGGATTAATGACTACGACATCTATGATCTTATTATCTACAATTACAGGTCTAGCAATTGCCCCAATACCATCTCCAGTAATAACTAAATCTGGTGTTGAATAATATTCAGACCCACCATATAAAACTTGTATGTCTGTTATTCTTCCATTAAAAACTGATGCTCTAAATTGGGCATCTTTACCGTTTTTAATAATTACTTGAGGTCTTTTATGAACATTTAATATGGTAGAACCATAATCATACCCTTTATCATAAACATAAATATCCGAAATGCTTCCTCTAATAATAGGAGTTGCATTAATAGTACCTTTAACTTGAGTACTTCCAATTCCAACAGATGTATATTCTACGGATATTGAAATATCTGGATATTTAAATGTCTGATATCCACTTCCAGTTGATGAAAAATTGACGTAGTTTTTTCTTTGATAGTTTGTATTATCAGTTCCTCCTACACCAGCATTACAAAGTTTAAATGTATCAGAATCTAATTTTAAAACTTTATAATTGATAGATGTGGAAAGACCAGAAATATTAGAATATTCGTATTCATATTGTACAATATCTCCATCAGAAAATCCATGATTTTTAAATGTAATTGTATTATCATAAATTGATATACCAGATTGAGATACATTTAATTTTCTATTGGTATAACCTTCACCATTATTAATAACTGAAATACCTGTTAATTTATTTTTTAATTCGGTTTTAAACTTTTGAATCCCGGAATTACCAATTGTAGTGAATCCTACGGTATTAATTCCTACATTATAATCTGAATATGATTGATATATTTCAATAGTTTTATCATTAATAATTTTTGGATAGTACGTTGCACCATCTATTAAAGTTTTTGATTGATCTAAGTTAGATCCATTAAATGTTCCTATCCCAATAGCAGAATTGTAGTTTTTGTTATATACGATAGGTTGCCCATTAAGAAGATTGTGTGATGATGTAAAAGATATTCTCTCACCAATAATATCCAAACCACCACCATTAGAAGTTGATCTTGCATCAAATTCTATTTCTCTCGCATATTTTTCAATAATTGGTTGAAAACTTGCTCCAGACCCATTTCCACCAGTGATAGCAATGGAAACAATAACATCAATATCAAACTCTTGAGGATCTACAAATATTTTCTTCACCGACCCAATTACTACCGGTTGAATTAGTGCAGAACCATAAGATAATTGTAAAAGAGGTGGATTGATTACATCAAAATCTTTACCACCATTAAGAACATTTATACTATCAATTGGTCCATAATAAATCTTATCATTTGTTTTAAAACTGTATATTTCAACTCCATTTTTTAACATTCCAATAGGCCCTGGAATTGTTTGATAAGTTTCTTTATCTCCTAGTTGTGGATTTAATTTGAATTTTTTAAATATCTTTTGCCCAGAAATTTTATTTGATCTTTGAGAATAAAGTACAAAATTATGTCTACCTGATAGGGTATTTGAGTCACCTACTCCAAAATGAAGAAAATCATCCGTACCAACCACGGGACCACTTAAATATAATTTAACCTGCCTTTTATTGGATAAAACTTCCACATAATAACTTCCTTCCCCTAATCCTGTTATGGGACTGTTATCATATGCAGAATAAAAAATTCTATCCCCAGTTATAAAAGAAATCTCAGTATTAAAATCAATTATTGTATATGATTCTGTTTGATTATCATAACCAGTTAGTTGAAAAGCATCATATTCAAAAGTATTAACTTGTATTTGATAAGATGGTAAAGAATTGGATGCAACATATAAGTTATCGGGTCTATCAATGTATACATTCTGAACATCAGAAATTAATTTATTATTTCCAAAATCAATAGGAACTATTGAAGATGAAGATTTTTTAATCTTTCTTCTAATGTCATATTTGTCCAATGAATTTAGGAGAGATGTATTAACACTGATGGTAACTGTATTGTTAATAATTGAATTAACATTTACATTTTCAAATCCAGGAACTACTATTTCAGTATTTCTTTTTAATACTTCGATTGTATCTCCAGAAGATAAACTGGTTGAATTTATATTAGATTTTGTTGTTAGTGTATTTCCTACAAAAGAATCTATTTCATACCTTGAACTAGTATTATAAATCCAGGTATTTGCAAATATTTGTTTAATAGTATTGCCAGAATCTATAATTTCTCCAAGATTTTTTGGATAAATTATATCATTATACATTAATTCGTAATTTTCAGTTTCAATATCAACATCAGACAATACTCCAGTAATTCTAAATTCCACTTTTTTAGTTATATCCCCATCTTCATATCCATAATATGTTTCATTGGATATTAATAATGATGTTTTTGGTAATGTTACTGCTGCAGATTTAGTATAGCATCCCAAAAATTGATTTACACTTTTATCAGAATAAACAATTTCATTAGATCCAAAGAAAATACTTCCCGTTCTTGCAAAACCAACTGTAGAATCAACACTAATTACAGTAACTCCACTTTGTAAAGGAGTTACATTTACTTCCTCAACAACTTTGGTATTTGGTGTAATTGTAAATGTTCCAGTAACATTTGGATAAGTGTCATCATATCCAACAAAGAAGTTTAATTTGTAATAAGTTACACCATTTCTGGTAATTGTTTCTACTTCAGAAACTGCAGCACTGGTAGAATCATCAGTTGTTTTTTTAATTGTCTGACCAACTAACTTTGCAGGATTTCCAGAAATTTGACTTATTACTGCAACATTTCTTCTAATATAACCAGCATCTGATGGTTTGATTAAGAATCTTTCAAGATCAATTACAGATGGAGTTTCTCCAAACAAAACATTAAACAATATTCTAAAAGATTCTGTAGTTCCTTTAGATTCATAAAGTGATCTAGATTCTTTTATAAAGTTGCCAACATCAAGATTTTCTGCAAAATTTAATCCTTCTAATCCTGGAGTAAGACTAAACTTTATTTTTTTATAAAATTCCTGTAAAAAAAGCGAACTTAAATTTTGTACTGAAGATCCTAAAGTGTGAGAATCTGCTGAGGACTCACTAAAAACTAATTCGCTATATTGCAAATCTTTATGATAGTTTGTAACGCCACTAAATCCCCTAACACATCCAGTAAATGTGTCACCACTCAATCCAGTATATGTAATAATTTCATCATCAATTTTCAGTAATCCATAATTTGAGGGAAATCCTTTAGTATTAGATACTTTAATAGTAGTGCTTGAGGAGGTAATACTTTCTTCCAGCGTTGTATGACCTACAACTACTTCTGAGGTGAGATTATCTAACTTTAGATATTGGTCTAAATTTTCAGCAATATCTACAGTACCACCTTGATATTCTTGAGAGATATAATATTGCTTTAAAAACTCAGCAGCCTTTGGACTTTCATCTAAGATAAATTCCGGAAGCTGACTATCAATTATTTGTTGTATTTTTACTCTAGATTCAAAACCCGTTTGTATCATATTACGACCTCATTAATTTCCCATTTGAGTAACTTGAACGATACGAAGTTTTTGTAAAAACTACACCGGAAATATCCTCTCCAGATGAAATTGTATCTTTTACCATATTTATTTCACTTTTTGAAACATTAAATGAAACATAAAGATCTTTAAGACCAACAACATCGTTTGACTCTGGATAAGATTGAATTTCAATTAAATCATTATCTAAATCTGTACCAGTAATTGTAATAGTATTGAGAGTTATTTCCCCACTCTTATAATTTACAACACCTGCAGATTGTACAACTATGAAAGGTGCTAATGATGTTTCAGATGGAGATTCTGCGGAAGTTTGTGTAATTGGTTTTACAACTGAAATAATTCCTGTTACTCCATCAGCATTTGGTGTATCTGTAAGATATACAGTCTCAGATTCATTTAATACTTTAAATCCAGTTGATTTAATATTGTAACCGTATGAATTAATATGAAACTGATTGCCAAAACATATTTCATATTGTGCTGGTCTATTAATTAATGCTTTAAGGTCTCTTCTGATTCTAACTTTAGTAATATTTGAAGTTACAGCGGTATCTGTATTATCAATAACTTGAAGAAGTTTACTATACTTAAATCTTCCACCAAATTTATTTAAATCTACAGATTGAGAGTACTTATTCAAAGACGATGTAACTCTGGTTTTTAAATCTGATACACTACCAACCTGACTATAATTGTAATAAACATATGATTCAATCTCAACATATAGAATTTTGAGATCAATAATTTTGGGTTTAATTCCAGAAACACTATATTGCTTTAACTTTGAAAGTATTTGTTCTTTATCAAAGTCAGAAACAAATGTTCCATTTTTTGGTTTTATACTGATTAAAACTGATCCATATTCTGGAGGACTTAATTCTTCACCACCAACAACAGAAACTGATTCTGCATTACCATAAATTTTTGATTTGATAATAGTCTCATAATCGCTTGGTGTTACTGCCCTATATTGTGACGAATATAATCTTGGTGCAAAATACCGAATAGAATCAATAGTTTCAATATCAGATCCATTCTGTGCGCTTTGATTTGTAGTAACAGTTATTGTATTTGTTGGGATGATATTTCTATCATCTGCATCTTTAAATGATCCTGCAAAAGAAAACGAATCTGCACCATTTCCAGTTTTTCCGCTTGTTACTATGTAATTTGTAGTAATAATAGACGAACTTTCAAGTTTTTTACCAAATACTCCATCACCAAATAAGAGTTGATATTTTTCGTCCTGAACTTCTTGTATTAGAAAAATTTCAGAACTTGAGTTAACATTAAAAATATTATCAACAAGTGAATATAATGACCCAAGTCCACTATCACTTAGTCCTTTTACATATACTCTAATTGTTGATGTATCTATAAATGGATTATCTAAAATAAATTTTTGATCTAATGAAGTATCTACTGTAAATTTTTTATTGAGAAAGGTTCCTTCTCTGATTGTAATATTACTAAAAGTAGCAGTACCATTCACTACAGGAACAGTAATATTTTCGGGAATTGAAAATACATATGATGATCCCTTTACAAGACCAGTACATACAAGACCGGATTGTAGCGTTACGGTTGAAGTATATACGGGTGTTCCATCTTGCAATATTTGGTCAGGATCTACCGATACGCTAAATGAAACTATTGCACTCGCTGCGTTTCTGGAGTATGGTACATATCCAATATTTCTTGCCAAAGAGACAACATTTTCTCTTACAGTTGCAGAATCCAAAAAGGATTCATTTACAATCATGTTTGAGTTGAATGCTGTAATATAGGTATTATATGCTAAAGTATCGATTAAAACAGAAAAATTCGATCCTTCAAAATCAAAGTCCGTAAACGTTGAGTTAGCACGGAGATAATCTTTGATCGAAGTTTTTATCTGATCGAAATCTAGATTTGAAAATTTAGTAAAAGGCATTTTATCTTGTTGCCTCTAATATGAATGAAAATTGTTGAACAGGTAATTCTTGGCCAATGATTTCAAAAGTAATTGTAATTTCAAATTCATTAAGATCGGGTATGGGGTCAACTTGAACAATTACATTTGTAACTCTCTGCTCATAATTATTAATTACTTCAATAATTTGATCTTGAATTGTAGAAGCAGTTGCATAATCCACAAAATCAAATAAACTGCTTCTTACGTTCGATCCTAATGATGAATTAAAAAATCTTTCAGTAGGAATTGTTTCAACTAAATTACGAACTGAACGAATAATTGCTCTTTCATTAGTTAAAATTGGCAGGTCTTTTGTCACAGGATGTGGGTCAAAAGACAAACTAATATCCTTAAATGATCTAGATATTCGTGTTACTGCCATTAGATATTAAATTTCTTGGATTATTTATGTTTATTTCCAGGAAGAACCATATCCAGGTTCAGTTCCATATTCCCAATCATCATAGTCTGCATCATTGCGAATTTTTTCATGAAGTTCTTGCTGTTTTTTTAGGTCATGCTTTGGTGCCAAATCATGCATAACTTCCTGAATGACTCTTTTTTGGGGTAGATCTCCATAGTCAGTAATCAATTTAGTAGTTCCCCACATTTCTCTCATATAGTCTTTGTTTCTATCGACTGGTAAGTTTGACATTTTGCTCCTGTTTTAATTGAATAAAACAGAACTTTTATAAAGGAGGTTGCTATCTCCTTATTGTTATTTAACGATCTACTTCTCTTATGGAATAATGATCCGAATTTAAGTATTTAAGTATTTCTAACGCGATCAATTTGGGGTTTCCTTCTCCACAAGTATAAACATCTACTGCTATACAACCCTTTTCGGGCCAAGTATGGCAAGAAACATGACTTTCCGCAAGTGCAATGACTACTGTACAACCTTGCGGAAGAAAAGAATGAGAAAAAGTATTCAAAATTGTCATTTTTGCACGATGAATACCCTTAATCATGACGTTCTGTAGAGATTCTACGTCATTGATTAAGTGAAAATCGACATTATACACCTCTAGGAGTAGGTGTTTACCCATCGAAAATCTTTCCAATTCGGTTTGTGCAAAAAATATATTTATTTTATTAAAAATCCCTTTCTTTTGTCACCAATATCAACAATAAATTCATAATCTTCATAAATTTCAGGTATATCTTCGTTCCAAACTGGTATTGCAACCGTATTATTATACCTAAAATTAGGATTTCTACGAAATTGAACCTCAATGAGATGCCCATCTATGAATTCACAATTAATCCACTCATAATTTTTCTTTAAATTTTTTAAAATATCAGGAAATTCGACTTTTTTATCAATTTTTTC